AAGATCAACCTGCTATCCCGCCTTGGCATGAACCGACCAAAGGTCACGCCGGGCTTTGTGAGGAGAGTATGACCGTCCCAACCAAGGGTGAAACCTACTCCAAGCTGATCGAGCATCTGCGCCTTGCTCAAGAAGACGCAGCAATGCTCATGCACCTCAACAGCGCCGAAGGCGACGGGCCGGGCCTAGCAATAGGCCGTGGCTGGTGGCACGTCTCCGAGAACCTGAAGAAGATGCAAGGCTATGTCACCGGCCTTGCCAAACGAGGTCTGCAATGAAAGGTCTGCGACATGCAAAAGCTGCCAAAGCTAATCGAAAGATTACTCTCACGAGCGAGGAAGCGGCCACGATACGTGAGTCCCTTTCCCGACCTCTCGGTCGCATCAGGCTCGGCGAGATATTCTTCCTTGTCGGCATCCTTCGTCGCGTCACGGACACCAAAGCGCCGGGCGCGCGTTGATCTAAGGACACTTGGCCGATGAGCATCCTCAACGACATTGTCTCCAATGCCTCGCTCCCCAGCGAGGCACCACCACCCACCGAGGAGCAACTCCACTTCCTCGACCTACTTGCCACGACCGGCGACAACATCATGATGCACAGCTATGCTGGCACCGGCAAGACCACCACCCTCGAAATGGGTGAGAAGGCCGTTGAGAAGCAACCAATCCTCTACTTGGTCTTCAACAACCGTAACGCCAAGGAAGCCAAGGAACGGATGCTCTCCACCACCGAGGTCCGCACCTTCAACGGATGCGGCTCAATCGTCTGGACCAACACCATTGGTCGCCGCTGTGCCCTCAACGCAAAGAAATGCAATGACATTCTCAAGAACATCATCCAAGAGACCCGACAGAAGAAGCTCCAGCAGGAACTGTGGGACGTCTACTTCGAGGTACTCGCTGGAGTCGGCATGGCAAAAGCTTTGGGATACATCCCTGATGGTAAGTTCCCTGACACCCCACGCCTCTGCACCCAAGAGCAACTCATTGCCACACTGGAAGAGCAGCCAAGTGATCTTGTCATCGATCTTATCGACGCAGTCCTCCTCGCCTCAATCCAAGCCGCTTACGCCGGATCAGTTGACTGGAACGATCAGGTTTATATGCCCGGCGTGTTCGGTGGGGCATTCCCTCGATTTCCCCTTGTCCTCGTCGACGAATACCAAGACCTCAACCCCGTTAACCATGCAATGCTTACACGCCTTGTCAAAGGGCGCATTGTTGGAGTTGGCGATCCATGGCAGAACATCTACGGATTTCGTGGAGCTAAGGCTAACGGCATGGCCGAAGCAAAAGCCCAGTTCAACATGACGAGCACTGAGCTATCCGTCAGCTTCCGTTGCCCACAGCGCGTGGTCGAGGCTGCCCGATGGCGCGTCCCCAACTTCAAATGGATCAAACCGGGAGGCCACGTTGAGCGACTCGAAGGATTGGAGGCTAGAGATTTCGTTGAAAGGGCGAGCATCATCTGTCGAAACAACGCTCCTCTTTTCAAACTCGGAATGCAGCTTCTCGCGCATGGCAGATCTGTCACAGTCGCAGGCTCAGACATTGGCCCAAAGCTTATCGGCACAATGCGAAAGCTCGGGCCTGAACATTCCCCTCAAGCTACTGTCCTTGCTGCTATCGAGGATTGGCGCGCCGAAAAGCTCGCCAAAGAGTCCTCAACCGCCAACGATACCGCCGACTGCATGAAGGTCTTTGCCGGATATGGCTCTGACCTTGGCCTAGCTATCAAGTATGCCGAGCACCTCTTTGAGCAGCAAGGCACCATGAAGCTGCTCACCGGCCACAAGAGCAAAGGCCTCGAATTCGACACGGTATACATGCTCGACCCGTGGCTGATGAAGGAACACGAGCAGGATCTAAACCTGCGCTACGTCACTCAAACCCGAGCTAAGGATACGCTCTATGAGATCAACTCTGAAACTATCAGGTGGTGAACGATGGGCTACCCAACTTCGACTATAGCCTACTCGGATTGTTACGAGGCCTTCGACAGGGCCCTAGAACATCCGAAAGGGGCCAAGGTGCCATGCGAGTCCAGAGATGCAGCCGAGCGTCTCCGCACCCGAATGCACTACGCCAGACGGCTCCATCGAAACGACAACGCGCAAATCTACCCTGACCCAGACCACCCACTACATGGCCGGTCACCATACGATAGCATCGTCTGTAAGATCAAGCTGATCAACGACCAGTGGTGGCTCTACATGGAGCCGATCCAATCCTTTGCCGAGATCATTGAGCCGATCGAAGACGAGCCCGAAGACGAAGTAGTGGGCGTCGAAGAGCCAAAGCCAACCGCCACCACATTCAAGAGGCGAGTATGATTGACTGGACAGCCCTATGGCTTAGAGCCGAGGAAGAAGAACTCGGCATTGCCATCCCCACCGATCAGCTACGCGACGTGGCCCGCCACCTATACAAAGCCAAGCCAAGGACCGACATCCGCCTTGTCTTCCCATCCAACGGCAAAGAGGTATGGCTGGTCAAGAAGACCGTGGAGATAGTTAGATGACCCAAGAGCCAACCTACAACACATCCATCCGCCTCTACCTCCGTGATGTAGAGGAGATGGAACGCATCTTCGGCTACGGCTGGTCAGGCCAGATCCGTGAGATCATCCACCGCTACCTGCGTGAGCGCCGCCAACGCCTGCAACACTACCAAGAGGCTGACAATGACTGATACCATCACCGAGATCATGGACCTGCCTCCAGATGATCTCAAGCCTGAGCACATTGACGTCCTAGTCGCCTACCACCGCAACAATCGAGCACGCCTTGACGCCGGTGAAAAGCCGAAGAAGGACCGACCCAAGATCGCCTTCGACGTATCCGCCGTCGTCAGCGCCGTCAAGACCACACCTGCCAAACCAAAGACGGAATTCGTGAGGCGCGTATGAGCATCCTAGACCAACAGATCAGAGAGCCACAGCAGGACTACGTCGTAGAGGTCGAGGCCCCGTCACCGTTCCTGCCCGACTCCAACATCCAATTCGCATGGGACGCCACCAGCTTGAGCTATCTCAAGCAATGCCCTAGATTGTACAAATACATCATGATCGACGGCTGGCAGAGCGAGGGTGAGTCCATTCACCTGCGCTTTGGCCAAGAACTCCACATCGCCCTTCAACAATACTACATCTCACGCGCCGCCGACATTCCCCACGATGACGCTGTGCACGACGTCATCCACGAACTACTGATCCGTACCTGGGGCTGGAACCCCGACACCACCGAGCGCCCCGGCAAGTACAAGAACCGCCACAGCCTCGTCCGCGCCGTGATCGATTACGTCGACGGCCACATCGACGACCAAGCCAAGACCTACATCAAGAACGATGGCACCGCCGCTGTCGAGTACAGCTTCCGCTTTGAACTCGATTTCGGTCCCAAAGCTGCCATCGAAACCGTCAACGGTGAAGAGACTCTGACCCAACCATACGTCCTGTGCGGACACCTCGATCGGATAGTTGAGTTCAACGACGCCATCTTCGTCGAAGACTACAAGACCACCACTTCCACACCCGGCCCGTACTACTTTGATCAATACGATCCAAACAATCAAATGAGCCTCTACACCCTCGCCGGGCAGATAGTAACCGAGGAAGACAAAGCCAGAGTTCCAGTCAAAGGCGTGATCATCGACGCCATCCAGTTGCTTACCGACGAGTCTCGATCCGTCCGTGGTCTCACCTACCGAACCCAAGGCCGCATCGACGAGTGGTGCATCGACCTCGGATACTGGCTTGGCATGGCCGAGTACTATGCCAGCATCAACTACTGGCCGCACAACGACACAGCCTGTGACAAGTTCGGAGGCTGTCGCTTTCGAGAGATCTGTCAGAAAGACCCTTCGGTCCGAGAAAAGTTCCTAGAGTCCAACTTCAAACGAGGAACCCCATGGAACCCACTACAGCCCCGGTAGCCTACATCATCAACACAACCGTCATCAACCTCGAACACCGCTTCAAGCGCTTCCACGTTGCCGGGTACGGCCCGGACTCGATCTTCAAGACCGAGCCCATCGGCTGGTTCGTGCACCTTGAAGGCTCAAGTGAGAGCCTCTATCTCGGCGCCGACCGACCGGCCCTAGACTCCGGTGATGTGGTTGAGATCCGCATAAGGAAAACCAATGCCAAAGCTGTCAGCCCACCAAAGTAACGAGTTCGTCAAGGTTCTCATTGTCGGGGATCCAAAGTCCGGCAAGACCAGCAGCCTAGTGTCGCTGGTTGAGGCCGGTTACAAGCTGTTCATCCTCGACATGGACAACCTACTCGATCCCTTGAAGTTCCAAATCCTTGCGCGGTGTCCGCAGCTGATTGGGAACGTCGAGTTCAGAACCCTGCGCGACAAGCGCAAGATGACACCATTAGGACCCCAAATAGATGGCCCGCCAAAAGCATTCATCGACGCCATCCGGATGCTTGACCATTGGAAGTACGATGACGTCGATTTCGGTAGACCCGCAGAATGGGGAAGTGACGCTATACTTGTACTTGACTCCCTCACACGTCTCTGCGATTCGGCGTTTGACTGGAGAGAGCCTCTCACGCCTAAAGGACGTTCGGGCGACTATGATAAACGAGCGACTTACGCTGACTCTCAAAACGCGATTGAGGAAGTCCTCGCCGGGCTCACGTCGCCGCTCTTCCAAACCAACGTCATCGCCATCGGACATGGACAATACCAACCTCAGGTCGTTGGACCTGACAAGATCTTCCCGCAGGGAATAGGGCAGAAGCTATCGCCACGGATACCTGCCTACTTCCCCAACTACATCCGATACATCAACAGAGGAGGTAAACGCACAATACAGCTAGAGTCAGACTCACAGATAGACTTGGCAACGGCTAAGCCACTTGAGCTCAAGGCGTTGCCAGCAGACACAGGACTCGCAACGCTATTCGAGGCGTTGCGGGGCGTACCAACAAAGGAACCTACACATGGCAAGACTACCATTACGACGCGAAGAGCCTAAGAAAGTTGAGCCAGTTGAGGAGGTCACGAGCTTCTCGTCCATCCTTGACCAACAGGTCGAGGCTGCCGAGCGGCCCAAGCCTCTCCCAATCGGCTCGTACATCTGCACCGTGGCAGGTTTGCCCCGGTACGACAAGTCCACTCAGCAGCAGACCGAATACGCTGAGTTCACCCTGCAACCGCTCGAAGCAGGTGACGACGTCGACAAGGACGAGCTTGAGGCAATGGGCGGCTTGGAGAACCGCACCTTGCGCGTTACCTACTGGCTTACCGAAGACGCCAAGTGGCGCCTCCGTAAGTTCATCGAAGACTGCGGCGTTGAGATCATCGGCAAGTCCTTTGCCGAGGCGATCGAAGAACTGCCGGGCCAACAGGTCGTTGCCTTCGTCACTCATGGCGCAGCCAAGGACGGCTCTGCATTCTACGCCAACGTGAAGTCTACCGCTAAAGTCCAATAGCCGGGTAACAGCCACAGAGTAACCCGGCTAGGCCCCTCAGGACCTGTTTGTCACAGTCCCGCCTGAGGGGCCACCTTCCCACGGAGAACCCCAATGAACGATTGGAAACGCTACAACCGTAAGGGCTTCACCGAGGCCATTCACTGGACCCCTAGCCTCATCATGGATGGCATCAGCGTCAACCAAGAAGACAAGGATGCCGGTTCGCCCAAGTGGGGCGACATGATCTTCCGCAACCCCGCCAACCACAACGACATGTGGCTGGTTGCCAAAGCATTCTTTGAGAAGAACTACAACACGGAGCCCAACAATGACTGACGCCACCACCGCCCAACCAGAAGAGGCACCCTACAAGGGCACTAGTTCAGTTCGCCTACTACGGGATCGTAACCGTACCCACGGTGCGTTCAAAGACAACGCCCACATATCTCAGGCATTCAAGAAGATAGCCCAAGCCTCGCCCGGCTGGAACAAGATGTCCGAGACCCAACGTGAATGCTTTGACCAGTGCTGCCTTAAGTGGTCCCGCATCTTGTCTGGCAAGGCCGACGAACGCCAACACTGGGAAGACCTCGTCGGCTACCCCCAACTGATCGTGGATGAATTCGCATGATCTTGCTCGTCGGCGAGGCGTGGGGCGAGTCCGAGGAGCGAGTCCATATCCCGTTCGTCGGCGCTGCCGGAGTGGAGCTACTCAAGATGCTGCACGAGGCAGACATCATCACGCTAACCAACGGCGATGGGGACCTCCTCCATCGCTACTTCCGTGAGGGCAATCCCAAGTACGTCGCCAAGATTTGGGAGGGCCACTCCGACATTGTCCGGGCCACCAACGTATTCAACGCCCGCCCGAAGTACAACAGGATTGAGAACTTCTGCGGCGGTAAGGACGAGGGCATCATTGGCTACCCGCCCCTATCTAAATCCAAGTTCGTCCGCACCGAGTTCATCCCTGAACTAGAAAGGCTTGCCGATGAAATCGTTGACCTTGAGCCTGAGCTTATTGTCTGCCTCGGTAACAGTGCTCTTTGGGCTTTGGCTGGTTCTACAGGCATCACCAAACTCAGGGGCACGACTCGTTATAGCACTCATACTGCTACTGGCTACAAGCTCCTTCCTACTTATCATCCTGCTGCTATTCTACGACAGTGGGAACTCCGGCCGACGACGGTAGCCGATCTAATCAAGGCCAAGCGTGAGTCGGCCTACCCTGAGATCCGCCGCCCCCATCGAGAAATCTGGATCGAACCCAATGCCGAAGACATACGGACGTTCATCGACCGCCATGTGCGCAACTGCCGGATCCTTAGCGTCGACATCGAGACGTCTGGTGAAGACGTTACTTGCATCGGCCTCAGCCCGAGACCAGACCTTGCGCTCGTTGTGCCGTTCTTTGACCGGCGAAAGAAGAACAGAAGTTACTTCCCTAATCTCAATGCAGAGATACTTGCTTGGCATCATGTCCAGCGAGTTCTCGAAGATCGAACGATCAAAAAGTGTTTCCAGAACGGACTCTACGACATTGCCTTCCTCTACCGCTCCGTCGGCATCCGGGTCCGTGGAGCCGAGCACGACACCATGCTCCTCCACCATGCCCTCCAACCCGAGTCTCTCAAGGCGCTTGGCTATCTTGGGTCTATCTACACAGACGAGGGCGCATGGAAGACCGAACGCAAAACCACAACCATAAAGAGGGACGAATGAGTGAGCACCCTAAGTCAAAAGATAATCGCCAGTATGGTGAACTGTACTATCATTCTAGTGCTGTCACTGCCCTTCTACGTCTTGTTGCCGAGCGTCTACTGGAAGCTGACGACTATCGGCTTGTGTCTGATCTTTCATATGATCTTCCGACGCACATGCCTTGGAATGAGCCTAGCCGGTACGAAGTACAACGTGAGACCGACACTTCTGTATGTCGTGCTCTACAGCTTGAGTTTCTCCGTACTCCTGTTTTGGGTGTGGGTCCCATTCGACTTGCTTGCCTGCTACGTCGTGGCCCAAGTCCTGTGTATCCGGAAGACGGGCAACACGATACCGGGCTGGCTGACAGGCATCAGGACGCTAAGCAATGAAAATCAAACGTGACGCCTTCCTCTACTACGACGGCACTACGCGTGACTTTGCTCAATGCGGATCGTGCTGGTTGTTCGATGACCGAGGTCACGGCCGCTGCGTCATCCTCGACGACAACCCATTCGTCAAGGCCGAGGATAGCTGCGGCTACTACGGTAAGGGCAAGTGGCACCCCGGCATCAACCCGGCAGCCAAGTTCAAGCGTTCCGAGGTTGGCTTTGTCAAGCGCGCCGTGCGGTGTGAGAACTGCGCCCACTTCGACGCCAAGCGCAGCATCTGCTACCTGTATGAGACCCTCAACAAAGACCATCCCGACCTGTTCGACCTCGCCACAAAGGTCATGCCGAGAGGTTGCTGCAATGCCCAAGTACCCAAAGTCTGAACAAGATCCCCACGACTGGAGAGAGCAACGCAATGGCAACACCTACATGCGCCTCCGCTGCATGAAGTGTGGGGCCATCGGCTTCAAGAACACCCACACCGGCATAATCACCACCTTTGCAGACGGGTGCAAGAAATGACCCGGCGCATAATAGTTGGGCTAGACGAGAACCTTGAGAAGATCTTTGCCCTCGTGGACGACGAGGATTACGACAGGTGCATGGGACACATCTGGCGCCTCAACGTCAACAACCTGAACAACGGGTCCCTAGACCCAGGTTCCAAACGCTATGTCGTGACAACGTCCTCAACCAATGGCCTCACGGTCCGCCTGCACCGTTTCATAATGGGCGTGACTGACCCAAAGATACAAGTCCACCACCACGACAATGACCCTCTCAATAACCAGAAAGCAAACCTAGAAGTCCTAACCCAAAAGGAACATTCCCAGTACCACCTAGGGAGGCCTTGGTGAAGATCATCTCCACCAACGAGGCTGATCCCTCAACCTACACCGCAATGGAAAGAGAGTGGGTATACAACGGAATCGACGCATGTATCACAGGAGAAATCCTCGATGTTCTGCTCCCACAGTTGGACGACGATACTGGACCCGTCTACGACTTTTCAAGAGAGCTACAAGGTCCAGTGCTCGAAATGCGGTTGCGTGGCGTTCGAATTGACCATGCGCGCAAATCCGGAGTCATTGACGAATACTTTGATCTACTTGAGCGCCTTGAGCGCCAACTTGAAATCATCGTGCTTGATGGCGTCGGCCTTCCTAGCTTCAACTGGAGATCCAATGACGACAAGCGCCGACTCTTCTACGACGCCCTCGGCATTCCCGTCATTCGGCGACAAGGTCGTCCGACCGTCGACATCGCTGCGCTCGAAAAGATTCAAACCGATTACCTGATAGCCCGTCAAATCTGCTCCCATCTACTGATGATGGGCGAGCTAGTCAAGAAGATCCAAGTCCTCAAGACGGAGGTAGACAAAGATGGCCGTATCCGTACTTCTTATAATATTGCTGGTACTTCTACTGGTCGCTTTAGCAGCAGCTTCTCTGAGTTTGGTACTGGCGGGAATCTCCAGAATGTCGAGGAGTCGCTCCGATCGATCTTCATTGCAGACAAAGGAATGAAGCTTGCCAAGTTCGATGCCAAGTCAGGAGAGTCCTATGTCGTCGGCGCGATCGAGTGGAACCTCTTCCACGATGGACGCTATCTTGACGCATGTCAGTCAGGTGATCCCCATACTGCCACAGCCCGTATATGTTGGCCGACATTACCTTGGACGGGCAATCTCCAGCGAGATCAACAAGTCGCAAAGAGGAAATACTACAGGCATCACTCTTACCGTGACATGTGCAAAAAGCTTGGGCATGGTTCGAATTACGGAGGCCAGCCCAGGACCCTCTCGATCCAGTCCCGGGTCCCAGTCACCATCGTCTCGGAGTTCCAGTCCAAATACTTCCGCGCCTATCCTGCCCACCTTAAATGGCAAGCTCACGTCGAAGAGGAGCTCCGACGGCGTGGCTATCTTGTCAGTCTCACAAAAAGGAAGAGGTGGTTCTTTGGGCGTCGGAGTGACGATAGTACACTACGAGAAGCAATCGCTTTCGATCCACAGGGCTCACTTGCCGACATCGTTAATAAGGGAGCTACTCAAGTATGGAGGGCCAGAGATGCTACCCTCTACATGCACGACCACGACGCCCTCACGGTCCAATATCCAGAGAAGAAAGAAGACGAGATCATACCGAAGATCATAGAGCAACTTAGGGTCCCGGTCGAACTGGCTGATGGTCGGGTCCTTGAGATCCCCTACGACTGCGTAGTCGGGTGGAACAGAGGAGAATACAGCGACGATAACCCGGATGGCCTACGCGATTACGCCCCGGGTGACAAAGGGAGAAGACGAACACCGGAGACGCACCTATTGCACAGGAAATGGTAAATGAAAACCAACGGATCTGCGGCCAGGAGATGTGCATCCTGGATAGACGCCTTCGTCCAAGATACGGACAATTTGGAAGCGCCGGAGACCTATCGAATTTGGGCGGCTCTAACCACAATCGGAGCGGTACTGGAGCAGAAGGTTTGGCTCCAGACCTCCAGTGCTATGTATCCCAATCTCTATGTCTTCCTCGTTGGGCACCCGGGTGTGGGGAAGACACGAACGATCAGGGCTGTGCGTACATACGCGGCAGAGGTGGAGAACTTCCACCTTGCCCCAACCTCGGTTACTGCCGCCTCGCTCGTCGATGCCTTGGTCGACTGTAAGCGCGTCATCATAAACAAGAGCGGCCCCGTCGACTACAACACAATGATGTTCACCGCCGACGAGATGGGCGCGTTCATGCATAAGTGGGAAGACGACTTTGTTGCACTGCTATCAACCTTCTACGATGTTGATCTGTACACCCAGCACCGGCGGGGCAAAGAGATCAGGATCTTAATCAAGCGGCCTCAGCTATCCCTGCTCTGCGGCACCACCCCAGCCAACCTGCTCAAGTTCATCCCCGAGGGTGCATGGGACCAAGGCTTTACATCCCGATGCCTAATGGTATTCTCCGACGACCGGCTACGCATCGACATCTGGAACGCTCGGCCGGGTGCGATAGATAAAGACCTCGTACACGACCTGCGACTCATCAACAATCTCTATGGCCAGTTCAACGCGACAGCCGACTATCAGAAGCTCGTCGATAGTTGGCGCGACTCCGACTACCACCCGGTCCCCAGCCACCCGAAACTGATCCACTACAACACACGCAGGCTCGCACATCTCTTTAAGCTATCTATGATCTCGTCGGTTGACAAGGGCGACAGCCTGACGCTGACCAAGCATGACTTTGATCGAGCCTACGAATGGCTAACCCAAGCCGAGGCCCTGATGCCGGACGTCTTCAAAGCAGGCGCACCCGGCGCCGACGCAAAGGCAATGGAAGAGATCCAACACTACGTTGCCACAATCGACAAAGGCAAGGGCGTTCCAGAGTACATGATAATGCAATTCGCCAAGGACCGAGTGCCGTTGCACAGCTTGGACCGGCTGATGCGGGCGATGGAAGGATCACGGATGATTGTGCAGGTCGGCACCGATCGTTGGGGCCGGGTCTGGAAAGCCCATTAACGACGGTGGGTCAGTACGTGCTGCTTCCACTCTTGGAACGTATGAGTGTGATGCACCCCTTTGCCAACCGTGCGGCCATACCGTGCCCCGGCCAGCACATCCCAAGGACCCTTGGGCCGCTCAAGCCCATGATTGTACCTATATAGATACTCACCCAACGTACCTTCTGACCGATAGGTCAGCCCGGTCATAAAGCCAGTCATGCTAATGGTGTGGTTGATTATCCGCCCGGCATTCTGCGCATTCCACGGCTTGTGCATATCTCGGCTGAGGTCAGTCCACGCCTGCATCGGCGTGCCAAGCAACCCAACCTGCGGATCACGCACATTCACCAGCGATCGAATGGCGTCTCGGCCTAAGATCCACGACGACGACAATCCCAGCCCCAGCATCTTTGCTCCCCACACTCCCCAGCTATCCTTCTCTGCGCCAGTGTACGGCGTGACCAGTTCCTCAACCAGTGCTGGCCAGATGATGTACGAGAAGAACCCTTTCCCTACCTGATAGCCGAGCTTGCCAGCCCGCTTGATCTCACCCTCCGAGATGGCCCGCCCAACCTCTTTGGACTTCCACGCCAGTTCGTATTGCTTCTGCATCATGTGAGAGAAGAAGCCATACAGTGACGAGTACCACTGCATCAACCCGCCGCCGCGCATCAC